CCGGACACGTAACCGGCTAAAGGTTACTGTATTAGAAATGGGATAATATGCTCCCTGCAAGAGCATGATGAAGGTTCGAGGCCTTCCGGTAACCTCTTCGGAACAGTCGGCGGATTCTTCTCCCGCCGCCGACAAAAGATAAACGTTCCGTTGGTGAATCAACGAGAAGCCGGACACGTAACCGGCGCCAGCACTCATCTTCTCATTTCTGTTCCTCCACGCGGCGAAGCCCCTGTTATCTCCCAGGGGCTTTTGCTTATTCCATCGAATTCGATGGTTTTGGTCCGTTGATCATCTCAGGATTATACCCGGTCCCTGGGTACATCTCGCAGACCTTTTTCCAATTGTCGATCACGGACTGCTTCATAATCTCGATCTCCCGCAGCGGACAGTCGAAATAAATCTTATTAGGATCAATTGTTCCATAATCATCTAGTTTTTTACAATGCAAATATTCTTCATTTGAAAAGATTGCGCGATGAAATTCCCCATACGGACACTCTCCGCACCTACGCACCTCAATTACTCGTATCTTCTCGGTTATCATTTTCCTCCATCAGTTTGCAAAATATGATCGTTGCGATGCACAGCAAATAACCTATCAAGACGGACACAAGCACGACAACGGCGATTACGTCCACTTGTCCTCCGGAACGTGCTTGTGTTTGATTGCTTCCAGGTTGGCGTGCACATGGGCGAGTAGGTCGATGTGGTTGTATTCGGCGTATCCTACGACAAAATCAAGAGCATTAGGAGCAGAATAATAACTCTTATCTTCGAGACACCTTCCAACCATTATACAAACCTCATCTACCGTTACATTAGGTCCATAGCAGCAACAATCCCAACCTATCTGCGACTCACTCACCAGCATTATCGCAACGTCGGCAAGCTCTTTCGGAATACTGCGCTCTTTGGCATTGTTCCTGGCATCGTCCGGGCGCTGCGAGCGCAGCCACGCGTCCATCAACTCGCCAGCTTCCGTGAACGCGTATCGCAGACAATCGTCCGGCTCCGGCGTTGCCCACCATTCGCTGTACTTGCGCCGGAAGTCCCATACTGCGGTGTGAATTTGTTTGATCGTGGTCATTTCCCCTCCCCATTGATCAGCATGAAGTAGGTAGGTGATCCGGTTTGGGTTCTTGAATAATACCAACAGCCAATCCAATGATCCGTACCTCCATGCCACTCACCTAAACCTTTTATCGCCGCATACGATCCATCCGGTATCCTGGCGCAGTTCTCCGGCGTGGCTTCATACCACACGAACGGTTCCAACGGAGGAATATGGACGGATTGATTCTCGTCGAGGATGCGCTGGATGTCTGATAATACTGTGTTTCCAACGTCATTCCATGATTTTCCCCACGGACGATGAGTAACGAGATATTTCACTATTTTAATCGCCTGATACCTAGTAAGCTCACTCATCTTTTACCTCCGGCAGAACGCATGCGCTCTAACATCCTATCGCATTCTTCGAATGATATCGTTGGGCACATACGCCCAGTAGATATCTCCAGTATCCCATGCTCTTTTGCAAACGCCAATTCGATATCAGCACCCTTGCTATCGCCAGGCATCCGGTAGATGTAATCGCATTTTGACAATATCTCTTTATCCATCTCGATCCATTCTTCCCATGTGTGGGCAAACTTCATTTGCCACATAAACGACAAGTGCGGGACGATTGGCGCGTACCCAGCTTTCCAGAGTATTTCTGCTGTCTCAATCGCCCGGGCGACATTCTCCGCCGTGTCGCCGGTTGTGTATGGGCCAGATACATAGACTACCGGGCGGGCGTTGTAAGTTCCTTTCGTTTCAGTCATGATTTCTCCTTCCTGATTATGCCGTGGTCAACGTTTTCGCACATAACCACCCATTTGAAATCCACTCCGGAGAGGGTGACAACATCGTTCGTGTCTTTTTCAACGTCACCTTCGATCTTTTCCATTGTTGCAGATCCGCCGGTAACTTTTGTAATTCGCCAGATGCCATCGCCATCGTAGACAACTCGCAAGAGCGTCCCTTCGGATACGGCAATCAATACCGGCTCGTCAGAATAGTGATTGAATTCTTCTTCGAGATCACCTTCGATCTCAATAAGATCATCGCTTGCGCCGTAAATTTTTATGCTCATGATTTCTCCTTATCGAATGTGTGGTCGTCTAGCCAGTGGGTGACTTCGTCGATAAATTTTCGATAACATTTGATCCCGTCATCCCATATCCTCCATTTTCCATCTACGAATTTACAAACAAAAAAATCGTCCATATCTGACTTCACATGATGTTCTTTTTCGTCCTCCGGCAGCCTCTCCGCCACTGGAACCCACTGAATGACGCGTTTATTGATGTTTTTTGTTTTCATAGTCGTGTCGCAAATACGACATATACAACGTGTGCCAATAACTTCCCAATCATTCGCCCCACATACCGGGCAACACGATTTTAGTTTTTCACTCATTTTTCATCCTTATCCCATGTGTGGTCATCCTGCCAAAAGATAACACAATCCGTCTTCTCAAAATATCCATCATTGTAAACTTCATACCATGTCTTATCCGCTCCAGAATAATAACAAGGCCAATATTCAATCCAGCTACCATATAATTTACAATAATGCTTTGCATCATCCTTCGGCAACTTCTCTGCCACCGGCACCCATTGTATGACGCGGAGGTTCCATTTCTCGGAAGAATGTGATTGACACCAACAATCATCGCACACGACTCTAGTCGTGAAGTCCGTTTCTTCTTCCTTTATATTTTCACTTCCGCAGAACGGGCAATTCTTTAGTTCGCTCATCTCATCCTCACTTTATTTCCACAATCGAAATGATCCAAGAATTAACTAATAGGGCAGGATAAGAGTCCTTTTCTTTGATACGTATATCCCCATTTTCATTCACATACTCCAAGATTCCAGTAATCATAATCGGATTTAGGTAGTATGAATAAATAACCCTTACCTTCTTCCCAATTAGATTATTATTTATCTTCATTTCTACTCCTAATATTATTTATGATAATCATCGTTATCGAAATCTATTTATCATTTTCCTCGGCGGTAATAATTGGTAATCCGATCTCCTCTCGGATATATGCGATGCAATCTTCAAGGTACGGTAGGCGTTTCGAGAAACTCCCAGGCGGACGGCATTCCCGTTTTGTAAATGACAGAGACAAATAATTCCGTGCCGCCGCTCCAATCTCTAATCGAATCATTCGGTCAAAGCAAAGTACAACGAGACGGGTAAGTTTGTCAAAATCATACGTCTGGAGATCACCATAAATCACAATCCGAATATAGCGATCATCGTTCCATTTCACGCGGTCGTGGAGAACCTCTTTTTGAAGATGGTAAATCCCGGCCCATGCTTGACCTAGGATATCGGCGACTTCTTTACCAAACTCTGATATTTCTTTGCCGTCACATTTCAATTGCCGTTCAATCCATTCAGATCCGGAATATCTTTCGCTCATCTCTCCATCAACTCCTTGATAACCTGGCGCAGATCGTATTTCTCTTTCCACTCTTTCAGGAAGATATGACATTCCCGCGTGTAAAACGTATACGTGATTTTTACCATCGTATTTTTATAATATCCATATTGAGTATCCCATTCTACTTTCCCGTATGGCATGAACGTGATCCACCAGCGGGGCGGTGCGATTGTTTCGTTGTCAATCATGCTATTTTCTCCTTTTCCTCTTTCACCGGCCCGGCGATGAAAATATCCTTGTTGATCCGCTGCGGATGATCCGGAAGATAACCGTACTTCTCGATAAAACACACGATTGCTTCCCAGCTCTCCAGACCGATATAGACTTCGTAAATCCCAGGTAATGGTTTCATAGCTGATCCAGCGTTATGTGATTGTGGGACATATTTGCGAAAATGCGGCGCTCTGGATCAACGTGCAGCGCCCAGGTTGCCGGGGCCTCACCTAATTTCTGTTTCAGCAGCCGCAGGAAAAACAGGTTTTTATTTACTCTCCATCCATCGATCATATTTCCCTCTTTTTCGCTCTTTATTGGATACCAGCACCCAAACGAAGCGTCAGACGACTGTTCGATGTTTGATGTTTCCTGGCCATCCTGCAAAGTAGGAATTTTATCGCCGCGGCTCAGAACTTCCCGACTCGACTGAACCCCTAATATGACCGGGCAGCCATAGGATACGGCTAAATCTTTACTAAGATTGACCGCCTCCATCATCTGTTCTCGCCGGGTTCCACCGTCCTGTGGGTCACTTCGCATTCGCTGGAGGTAATCCAGGATCACCAGGGACGGCTCCAGGATGATATCTGGTGTGCTGTCATGGATGATGTACTCAAGTCCTTTGGCAACGTCTCGCATGGTCATTCTTGGTCTGGCCCGGCGGCCTGCTTTGAATTCCATCTGTGAGTGCCCTATAATCCAAAGCGGGGTAGCGGCGCGCTTTGTCGCCGTTCCTCGCAAGATATCCCATTCCGGCTCTTCTATCAATCCACGGGCCATTTTCGTGACTGATAAATTGCTTTTCGATGCAATCCAACCTAGGGTATCCTCCTCAACGCTCTGCTCCCAGGTAACTTTGCAGACGAACTTATTGCTTTCTGGAGGAATTGTTTCCAATGCCTTTAGCCCAATCCAGTCCATGAACGTCGATTTCAAGTTAGACGTATAGCCGATAACCGTGACCAACCAGCCAGCCCGGAGCGGCACAAGGATTTTATCCACATCAGGCAGCCCCAGCGGTATCCCTTCGTTTTTGTGATCATACAGATCCTGCACGAATTGAACCGCCAGCTTCCCGGCCTTCTCAGGATGATAAATGATTTCTGAAACTTCTGGCTTTTGTTTTGGTTTCATTATGAATTCCGCAACCCAAGATTGATGTTGTTTCCGCGTACAAGTTTTTGTCCGATGAGGACGATTGAACCAGGGCGATAATAATTTGCCTTTTCTCTGTCCATCTGATCAATCACTTCTTTTATCCGGTCTTTGGTTATTCCAGCGAGAATACAGTTGCGCGCGCCTTTTATCCAGTCGGATTTCTGATATGGAGTTGGTACGCAATTTGAGACACGCGAAAATACCCGGCACCAATCCGCAACATCCTCCGGGTATTTCTGGAACAGATCATTCTGTGGATTTTCAGCGTGTTTTTGGATTCCGTTCAGTAAGGCATTTCCTAACCTTTTCCTGTATTCCTCTGAGTCCATATCATCCTCCTTTTTTTTACGTGAAAATTTTCGCCCATACGACGACAAGTTTTTTTTGTCGTCGTTAGTTAAAGGTTTAATTTCATGGTTAATCAAAGGTTTAATTAAAGGGTTAATTAAAAGGTTCGGGTGACAAGCTGTGTCACCCCTGGCGTCATCATTGTCACCCCTGGCGTCATCATTGTCACCCTTGGCGTCGTCATTGTCACCCCTGGCGTCGTCATTGTCACCCCTGGATGTCGTCATTGTCACCCCTGGCGTCGCCTCTTTTGGGGGTGACACAGTGTCACCCGTGAAGTAATTGATGTTGATTTTATATCTGTTTGTACCTTTTTTGCTCTTCCCATCACCCTCCAATATGCCCTCTTTTATCATTAACCTGGTGACGCGCTGAACGGTTCTCTCAGATAAGCTGGTCATTTTAGATATCGTTCCAACTGCCGGCCACGCGTTTTCTCCTTCATCGTTGCAATAATTTGCGTAACAAAGTAGGATGAATTTTCTATTTGTTTCGATATTGGAGTTCCAAACCAAATTCATTACATTTATGCTCATGATCTTATCCTTTGCAAACAAATACCCGCCATTCTACGTTTGCCAATTCTTGTCACAGGTTCAGCGGTTTCGTAGAAAAGCGGGTATTTGTCGGCAAATAAAAAAACCGTAGAACACTGTGACTATTTAATTATATACCATTTCCATCCAATGTCAAGCATCACTTTGCGTTCCTCAGTAACCGCCGAAGTTCCCCTGTGCCGATATAACCGGCGTTCAAGGCGTCATCCACCTTCATCTGGATATCGACGATCCTAGCCCTACCTATAATTTTTGCGGCGTCCTGCGCCTGTTCTTGTGCATCTGGGTCGAACAATATCCACGCTCGGCGTCCTTTCAATTTCTCACATAATTCCCGGTAATTTCTCTTTCCAGGAATACCATATATCTGCCACTTATCTGAATCAAGCCAGATGTAAGAAACCATAGCTTTTATCTCGCCCTCGACGATCAGATTGCATTCATGGTCTTTTCCATTCACGTCTGCGATGAACGGGAGTGCTTTCAATCCCGGCTTGTCTGGGCGGTATTTATCGTTCGGATCGTGTGGGTTCAGTATCCTGTGGCGAATGTTTCCGGGTGTGTAATTTTCAGTAAAAATAGGGATCGTTAGTGATGGGGAAGTATATTTCACGTCGTCGGTGTAATAAGAAAATTCCGGGCAATAGCCCAACTTCCAATAGTTTTGCCAATCATCCGGAATTCCTTTATATCTCCAAATCTTCCTCGCCTGCAAATTTGTATCAAGGTTCTGATAATATCTCTCCCAGGATTTAGCCGCCCAAAGTTCAGCCAGGGCCTGGGAATACTCGGAACGCTTTTTTGCCTCGTGCGCTTCAGCCCGGATACGTCTTTCTTCAGCGGCTTTGATAATTTCTGTGGCTGTCATTGGTGCGCCGCCACCTAAAATTTCACAGGCGCGCTTTAGATCGACATGATCCCTGGCTATGACGTAATCGATAACATCCCCCCCGCCACAATCCTTCGTAAAGCAGTGCCATTTCTGCTTCCCATCCTCAATCCAAACAGAGAAGGCAGTTTTATTGTCGCCGTGATGGATGGGACAAGCAGAACTCCAGCCGGTAGCATGCTTTTTGAATACAGCACCGTCTCTTTCGGCTATCTGAATTAGGTCATTGTTTTGGAGGATTGCGCCAATATTTATGGTCATGTTATAAACCAGGAATCCATTGATTTGCTGAATTTTTCATGACAATTATGGCACAGAACAGTAATATCTTCCGGAAGCTCATTTCCCAGGCTGGCATAGGTTCTATGATGCGCCTCAAGACGATCATTCCCGTTGCATACCTGGCAGCGGTATCCGGCCCTTTCTTTTGCGGCATCTGCTTTTGCCTTCCATACGTCAGAACGGATATAATCAGCGTAACTTAACTTTTGGTCAAATTCATATCCATAATCTGACATATGGTTATCTATTAGAGCCGTTGCTATACATCCTGCGCCGTAATCTTCTGACATAAAGATCCTTATATAAAGGTCAAGAAAATTCCGCGATGGTGCAATGTACACCACCGCGGAGTAAATTTATTCCGTTTTTTCCCTACCGCATACAGTGCAGCGGTATTTCGGAGGTTGAGGTTTCACGACCTTCATGGGATTGTGGACACGTTTTCCCTTGCCATGCTCTTTATCCTGGAAATCATTTTTGCAGTCACATTTGAGTACCATAAATTTTCTCCTTTGATAACAAAAAACCACTTGCTGGTATGTTTGTGTTCGCCTGCGCTAGTAAGGGGTAGCACACACAAACACACCAGTAAATGGTCTGTCCCTTACAGAGTTTTCGCCGGCGAAAGCGCTGCGGTTTTCTCCCGCACACCTATTATAGCACGTGCGGGAGAAAAGTCAAGAGTCATTCATCTATCAACTTTATTTCTTCCAGTTTTCCGTGAGTGGCCCGGATGCGCATTTCTACAAACTCTCGGTTCTCGGAGGACGGTGAACTACTAACGAAAATGTCACCGTGGAAGTCGATCACCTCCTCGCCATCCGGGATCGCTTTGAATGGCCAGAATTTACGTTCCGGCGCTTCGACAATCTTCGTTTTGCGATGGATGAGTTGGCCGTCCTTCGACACAACGAACACGTCCATCGTATTTTGTAGGTCTTTCGTCTGCCAGTTATGTGGATCACACTTACGGGCGGGCTCTGGGATTTCACATTCGAATTCTATGTAATCAAACATTCCCATGTCATTTCTCCCTAACCAACTTCCGATATGCGATGAGCGCCGGGCTGCGTTTGTCAGGATGCTCTCGGCAAACATCGTATTTTTCTACGGCCTCATAGAACTCCGTCAGTTCATCCGCCAGCATTTTGGCAACGTCTCGTAATTCAACGTTATTTTTAGCGAGACATCCGAGCGTCTTTTCCGCGTCATCTAGCCGGAGACAGATTGCCACGTATTCTTCGTTGGTCATTCTTCCTCCACAACGTCAACGTCGAGCGGACCAATACCTGTTATGATGATCCAAAGCAACGCGCCCAGGATCACACAGATCAATTTGTCGATGATTTTCATAACAATTCCTCACAATCCTCGTCGTCTGGGTTCCCTCTCAATCCGGTAATCATCGTCGGTTCTTCGGCGTCCTCATCGTGTTCCGGCGGCATTCTGGTGTCTTCCAGGTGTGCATATTTATCCATTCCTCATCTCCTTGTTTGACGTGCCCCCTGCCCACGCGCAGGGGGCAATAATCTTTTCGCTCAAAATACTCTATGCTTTCAAGCGCATCACCTCCTTTTCAAAAAATTTCTGGCGGCAATCTCATTCGAACGTCTCGCCACTTCTCTTTTTCCCAGGAGTCACCACCTGGCAGGCTCGTTATTGAGTTTTTTAAACAAGTTCACTCTTGTGTGTCACCCGTTAGGGTCGCCCGACCTGGATAAGTAGAGATCGACTCGTCGTCAGCGTTTCCCACACGCCGCCGCCAGCATATATCAACCTTCTAACTTGATTGTCGCCTTCGGTTCGGTTCGAGAGACGACGACCGGAGAGATCTTCGCATCCTTACATACCGCGCTCCAATCGACGGATACATTCACCGCGGTGTGTTTCTCAACAACATCCGGGACCTCCTCTGCGACGGCATCCCAATCGACGACCGCGTGTTCCTCAGAGTGTTCTTCGATCAGTTCTGGCGGTGCGTCTTTCCCGGGCGTCTCGTAGTCATACGTTGCCCGCCCGCCGGAGTACGTTACCCGGACGCTGCCGACGACTTGCGTCTTTCCGATGTCCAGCACTTCCGCTTCGATCTCGGCGGACAGGGCGTCGATGGTACGTTTGTATCTTTCCCACAATAGCATCCTTTCAGCCAATTCAGATGCGTTCATTTCACCTCCACTTTGTCCAATTCGAATTGTTTGCGGATGAGTTGGTTGACTTCTCCGGCGGTCTTTCCGTCTCTATGACAGGTTCCCGGCTCATCTGAAACCTCGAACAATCCCACGCTGGCCCCAATTACCGTCTCGTTGCGCATGACCGTGATTGTTTTGTCACCTTTGACGAACGTCAGGTACGTGCTGGTCTCGTCGTGCGTTTGATCTGCCAGGTAGTCCCCGACGACGCCAGAGAGGATCGTCTCCATTTCTGCCGCGGTCGCTGAGTAATCGGTCATTCCGCACTCTCCCCATAGATCGCCTTCATTGCCAAAACATTGGCGCTGTCCGAAAGGCGTTCCAGATATTCAGTATTATCAGAAAATCGTATTGCTAAAATCTGGCAGAGAATTGACACAATAAAAAGTTCCTCATTGCTTGCTGTCTTTTTGTCCAGAGATTTTATGATTTGTTCAATCTGTTCGATCATGCTTCACCTGCCGCATCAAACATGGAGGGTTGGTGCTGCTGGGCAGCATCGTACCGGCGCTTGTCGTTTACCGTGGAATTGGCGACGACGACAGCCTCTTCTGTCTTACTCCCCTCTTTTTTGGATGCCATGTAGGCATCCAGCCATACGCAGATAGTCACCACATCATCCGCTGGAGAGACAGCATCTGTAAATGCTAGCACGACTTTTAGGTCGCCGACGTTCTTCTTGTAATGCTCAGCAAGTTGATTGAGCACGTCATCCGAGTATGTGGACGGTTTGGTTCCGTTGACGGGCTTCGCCGGTTTTTGTGGCGTAACGTCGACCACCTCGGCTTGCCCCATTTCCTCGGACGTGTAAAGGCCAGACAAATCCTGCGGAAATGCCTTGCGCATTGCCAGACTTTCGGCGCATTTTGCGATCATGATGTCCGGCATTTTCTGCCACATCGTATAGATTGTGCCGTCCTTTTTTGTCTGGACATAACTGTCAAATCTGGCAACTGCCCATAACGGCTCCTGGAAGTCAGTGCGGAGGACGGCAACTTTTGCAGCCGCCGGGGTCTCTGCGCTCAGCCATACGTCTTTCCAATCCCCGTCAGTTCCACACCAGTACGGGCCGAGTTGCCCGGCATATTTTCCGGTTCGTTCAGCAATGAGCCGGAACCCGTCAATGCTAGTCTGGATACCCATCACTTCCTTTTGCATTTTCCCATCCCAGCGTTTGATGGCGTAGATTTGACGAGCGAACGGATCAAGGCCGGTGCGGTGGCATTGCTGGATAAACAGGGCCAGCTCATCATCTGTTGCCCCAACCGCAATTGTCCGCTTGATAAGACCGACCTGGTCTTCCGTAAAATTCACCTGTTTGTAAATTGCTAAATCGCTCATTTATTCCTCCTTTGTTTCCGTAACCAACTTACGATATTCACGATGTTTTACCATGCAGTATTTCGTGAGATCGTCAACCATCCCGGTTTTTATAGCCATGTTTATGACTCCCAGGATGATGCCAATTTTGTTTAGCGCGTATGTTTTATGGGCCTCTTCCTCCATGCGTTTCAGGTCGTCAAGAAATTTCACACTTCCTCCTGTCCTATAGATAAAAGATAGTATTTGTGGCCCAGCGTATTGTACTTATCAACCGCTTCTTGCTGGCCTGGAAGGTCTGCCAGGATGCTTGCCCTGTCATAGTATAACTTTGACAGGTCAGCATAGAGCATGCGCTCCCGTGTCTTGTAACTTCGATGGTCTGGCTCGTGGACAGATTCCCATCCATACACCTGATCCCGCTCCGTCGGGAAATCGCTGGGGTTCATTCTGCGTACCCGATAACTTCGATGCTAGGTACCGGCGTGCCAACAATCCTGCGCCCGGCGGCCATGTCCTGGAAGATCGTCGCCATTGTCTGATAATCTCGCACTTCTTCCCATGCGCAATTCTCTTCCAGGCCGATGCAAATTTTCAGCGCCAGGCTTTGAGCGGACTGCGCATAATGATCCGCTCCATCTGCGCAAATTGTCTTCAGTTTGGATCGTTTCATCATAACCTCCCATTACGACCAAGTTTTATGAACTTCCGAAGTCCATTCCTTTCCGTCATATTCCTCGATTTGATAATCAATATCGTCTGGGATTTCAACAATCTTCAATGATGCGAAAGTCCCATTTGCTACACCTCCAAGTTCCCGGACAACCTTTATCAAATCAGGATCACTTCTGTTTTTTGGCCTACTATCTGCCAAGATGCCTTTTGAATTAGGGATTTCGGATACTACATCACCTAAATCAACAAATAGAGGTAATATAAAATGCGAATTACTTCCAGGTTCTACCTTTACGTATTTTACATCATCTCCTCTAAATGAATATCCCACTTGCTCGTATAAAAATACCTCCTTTCCTTTCAGTTTGTAATATTTCTGTACGGCGATATCGGACAGACTAAATCCCCCGAAATCATCATTGATTACAACTTCCATCATGCCCTTCTATTCATCATATTGCCGGCGGACGTCCGCTTCCATCAGTTCGGCGTCGTGGTCGTCAAGGTTGCGCTGAATTTCTGTGATCTTCCATGTGGCCCCGTCGGCATAGATGGTGTGGCCTTTGATTGTCAAATCATCAAAGCCCATAAGATTTTTCCAGCGGAGCACCTCTTCCATCTCAGCGTCCGTCAGGCAGGTGTCTCGGTTGATCTTGACGTGCTCATCGTTGAGAGTGACGGTGATCATTTCACATCCTCCTTGACCTTCATGTGCTCTCGGATGTAGACCATCCCGAGCCAGCGGAGCAGGCCTGCCATAGTCATTCCTTTTTCTCGTGCGAGTTCCGCCAGGATCGCTTTGGCTTTGACGCCAAACGGGACATCAATCGATACTTCAAGTTTTTCGTCTTCTATCATTTATCCTCCTTTGTGTGCAGATTTCCGTGCCCGAGCAGGATGCCGACCACGTTTTCGGCCCATTCGTTGTTGCCTCCGCGGCTTCTGAGCCATGCGAGCAGGCTCTCCTTGTCCAGATATGCGATGTCCGCGTTGTCCCATCTTCCATCAAGCATTAATGCTCTGACGGATATCCCTGTGTATCTGGCATTCATGATTCGGTTTGGATCTACTTTGTAATCCATAATTTATCCTCCGGCGGTCTATTACCCGACCGCCATGGTGTGAATTACTGCTCTCTGCCCCACAGCAAAGATGCGGCCGTGCCCATGCGTGAATGATAGATGGTGGATGTACCATCGCAAGTGTACCGATACACGACCTGCCAACCCTGCGGGCCGGTGTACTGGCCGTACTCGTCGTACTCTTTGTAGTCGTCGTAGGCTGCCTGGGGATCATCCATATTCCCTTCCCAATCGGACGTGTCCGGATAGTTGATATAGGATTTGATGTCATTAAGTAGGTTTTCCGGCGCGTGCTCGTATCCATGGTGGCCATATATAACTTTGTCATCATTCAAGATGTATAATCCCAACCCGCCACCATTGTCTTCGATAACTTCTAACATAATTTTCTCCTGTCCGATCTAACCGCCTATCGGGAGGGCTGAGTAATTAGTACCCGTTTGCGTCGCAATCGCCGTAGCAGTAATCATGGCATTTGCGGCAGTAGCCCATGTGTCCGTGCGCGGGCTCGTTAGAGTTATCAAATCCGTGATCTACAACGACAACGCTAGGTGCTTGTTTAGACGGCTTCTGATTTTTGAGGGATTTGAGTTCATCCCAAAATTCTATAGCTGCCTGTTTGATTTCGTCCGAAACAGTTTCTTTTGTGTCTGTCCAGGTCATCTGATAAATCCGACGCCCGGTAGGTTTATATTTCAGCGTGTTACCGCTGGTTCCGTCAAACTGATCCCACGAGAAGGTATCGTTTTCAGCTTTGTCGAAATTGTATTTGTAATTGGTTTTGATTGCGTCCATTTTTGCTCTCCTTATCTCCACTGATATATATAGTATATCCGATATTATCCGATGTGTCAAGAGATTGTATGCTATCTCATGTAACTCTCATATTTCGTTCTAAAATTGACACTTTACCGAACGGTATCGTTTGTGCTATAATGAAAGGGTGAAGAAACCAGCAATAATCAATAATTTCCGCAATCGTGTTGTCGGCTCTGGAGTTGAAAAGACAGACCAGCTCCAGGCTAACGCGATGAATTTCCGTATTCACCCGGACGCCCAGCAGCAGGCGCTATCCGGAGCGATTGACGATATTGGTTTTGCTCGTTCGATCCTAGTCAACAAGACGACCGGGAACGTGATTGACGGACACGCTCGTATTGCTTTGGCGCTCCGTTCCGGCGTGGAAGAACTCCCGGTTGAGTACGTCGATCTTACAGAGGACGAGGAACGCAAGGCGCTTTTATTCATCGACCCCATTGCGGCTATGGCTGCCAGTGACAAGCAGAAACTTGACGACCTGCTCCAGTCTGTGCAAAGCGATGATGAGCGGGTGCAGCAGATGATTGAAAACCTGGGGATCAGAGAAGGACTTATACCACCGGTTGATTTTGATGCTGAATGGCAGGGAATGCCTGAATTTGAACAGGAAGATAATAACGGAATATTCCTGAATATAAGATTTATAAATAACGAAGATCGAAAGAAGTTTTTTGAAACTATTGGGTACGCGTTCTCAGAAAATACCAAATCTATTTGGTATCCTGAAAGAGATATGCAGCAGACAGCTAGACACAAAATACAGTGGGAACAAGAAGATGACTAGATATCCAATATATATTATCTCTAAAGGTAGGTGGAATACTAGGCATACAAGTAAAGCCCTTGAAAAGATGAATATCCCTTATCATATTGTCGTTGAGCCTCATGAATATGATAATTACGCTTCCGTTATTGATCCAGATAAAATTTATACCCTTCCGTTTAGTAATCTAGGACAAGGTTCTATTCCTGCCCGTAATTGGGTTTGGGAGCATTCAATAAGTATTGGGGCTGAACGGCATTGGATTTTAGATGATAATATAAGGTGGTTTGGAAGGTTACATCAAAACCATAAATTTGAGACTTTATCTGATGCTGGTTTTCTAGTTTGTGAAGATTTTACAGACAGGTATAAAAATATAGCTTTATCTGGTATGCAGTATTTTATGTTTTTACCGGCTATGGATAAGCAAAACCCATTTATTCTGAATACAAGAATTTATTCTTGTATTCTCATAAAAAACGATATTCCATACAGGTGGAGAGGAAGGTATAACGAAGATACAGACTTATCTTTGAGGGTGCTCAAAGATGGATTGTGCACCGTGCTAATAAACCAATTCTTTTGTTGGAAAATGCCTACTATGACGATCAAGGGCGGAAATACCGAGGAACTCTATAAACTAGATGGTCAAAAAGACGGGCGCTTACTCATGGCCCAGTCATTACAACAGCAACACCCGGACGTTGTAAAGATAACTCGAAAGTGGGGCCGCTGGCAGCATCAGGTAGATTACCGGCCATTTAAAGCAAATAGGCTTATCAAGAAAGAAGGAATTATTGTCCCAGAAGGTGTGAATAACTACGGGATGGTTTTAGTAAACCGAAACGAAGTACAAGGAATTAACAAGGAATGAGCGAAGTAGGTTATAAGAAACCTCCTGAAAGTGGGAAGTTCAAAAAGGGCGACAAGCGGATCAACCGCAAGGGGCGCCCGAAGTCTTTCGACGCGCTCCGGGAACTAGCCAAGCAGATCGCCAATGAGCCTACGGATGCTGGATTTACTAGGATTGAGCTTATCATGCGCTCCTGGTCGCTGAGTAAAGACCCCCGGCTGCAGATCGCTTTCATGGAATACGCTTACGGGAAGGTTCCGAATGTCCAGGAACTCACCGGTAAAGACGGCGCTCCCGTCGAAATAAAAATGATCGAGGTGGCGTTACCGCCAGAAGATGAGTGAACTTTACACCGTCAAAGGAAGTACAGCCCGCTTTACTTTACACAAAGGTCAGGCGCAGGCATGGCGCTCAACCGCCCGCTTCACATTCGCAATCGCCGGGACCCAAGGCGGAAAGACATCATTCGTCCCGTTGTGGCTCGACCGGGAAATAGGAAAATGCGGGCCTGGAGATTATCTGGCCGTCACATCCTCATATGATCTATTCAAACTCAAATTCTTACCTGAAATGCGCAGATACTTTGTCGCAATCAAAGGATGGTCAGAAGATAAATCGGATCGTGTGTTGTGGCGCAAAGATGGAGCGCATACGAGCCGCATTATTCTCCGCTCCGCCCAAAGTGAGGGCGGGCTTGAATCATCTACCGTCAAAGCGGCCGTGCTTGATGAGTGTGGCCAGTCTGATTTTAGAGTTGAGAGCTGGGAGGCTGTTCTACGGCGTCTATCGCTCTCCCAGGGCCGGGTACTCGGCACGACCACGCCGTATAATTTCGGCTGGCTGAAAACAGAAATATACGACCGCTGGCGCGCAGGTGATAAAGATTACTCTGTGATTCAATTCAGATCCCTGGATAACCCGGCATTTCCTCGCGAAGAATACGACCGGGCCAAACGAACACTCCCATCCTGGAAGTTTGAAATGTTTTATAACGGCAACTTCACCAGGCCGGCCGGCATGATCTATGGTGACTTCAGCGACGACGAAAACCTATGTAAGCGCTTCGAAATACCTGCCAACTGGCCCCGGCGCGTCGGCGTTGACTTCGGCGGCGTGCATACAGCGACGGTATGGTGCGCAGAAAATCCGCAAACACACATCCATTACCTTTATCGTGAAATTTTGGAAGGAAATAAGACGACCAAAGAACACGCTAAGGAATGGCTTTCTTTCGGAGAGCATGTCGTCAATTGGTCAGGCGGCGCTCCATCGGAAGACCAGAACCGGCGCGATTTCTCCGTTGAAGGCGTGCGAATCAACAGGCCGCCAATATCGGACGTGGAGCCTGGCATTGATCGGGTGATCGATCTTATCAAGACGCGTAGATTGATCGTGTTCGATGACATGAAAGGCTTGCGAGACGAGATAGGAACTTACGCCCGGGTGCTTGATGCTTCAGGGCAGCCAACGGATAAGATCAAGGATAAAGAGACATTTCACCGCCTGGACGCGCTGCGGTATCTTGCAAGCGTAATTACTTTCAGCGGCGTTTCCATCGGCGGCAAAGCAAAAGTAGGGAATTATATTCAGTAGGAGGATGGAATGATAAAGGAAACAATCGCAATTGCGATAATAGATCTGGTTTTATTGGCGACAGGATTTTCTATCATGGGAGTTGCCCAAGCCGCCCCTGAGTTCAACCATCCCAAAATGACGTGCGACTTCATATACTTCCATGACGGCGAACAGAACATCCTCCGGCGTTGTTATGATGAACAAAATAACGCAACCTGCTACATCTCGGAATATCTAAATGCAATGTCTTGCGTACCAGGACGCGAATAGGAGAAATAAATGAGTAATCCAATCGAGAAGGCTTATCAATCCATGGAACCGAATGAGCGCCAGAACATCAATGATCTTTCGAATGAGATTGTAAACTCATTAAAGAAACGGGCGCACGCTAGTGGCAGATCAGGACACAAATTCGGCGTGATGATGGCGCGGGAACTGCTGGCAAAAACAAACATCTTCCTGACGCACAAGCAATCTGTGAGCAGGACAATTTGCGAGGTTGATTATGACCGTTGATAATTCGGGACTTGTGGCATCTGCGCTGTACAAAACAGATCCGGAGCTTTATGCAGCCATTGACGGCGGGAACACGTTCAAGAACTCCATTCGCACCCGTGGGGCCAGGACTGGCAAATATCGCCGGTACGATGAAGGAAACCACGATGCACAGATCACGGACCAAATGCGCGCCATGCTGCGGCTGGTTTCCGACGATGCCGATCTAGGTGACTTCTGTGGAAATTACTGCGGGATAATTATCGATAAGATGGCCGGCCGGCTGAAAGTGTCTGAGGTCACGACCGACGATGAAGCGCAGGATAAATGGATTTCCTGGTTGCTCGAGCGCAATAATTTTGACGCGATGCAAGGCGTGATCTACCGCGGCGCCATTCGAGACGCTGACTCGTACGTCATGGTAGATGTCCCGAAATACAAATGGACAACCGAACCTGCGTTTGATGGCTTCTCGGGCGTGTTTGCGATATATCCGGCGTCCGGCGGTTGGCCGATCTGGGCGTGCAAAGTGTGGTCTGAGGCCGAGAACCAGGACCTCGCCGAAGATGAAACGCCGATGACAACGGTTATGCACGTCAAGGTGTATCAGCAGAACGAAATTACGAACTGGACCGGAGAAGTCAACGGTCAAGAAGTGCGCCCAGGAAAAGCGGAAGAAAAGCAATGGCCGCTTGATTATGTCCCGGTCGTGCATTTCGCTAACCTGTCTGACAACTATACCCAGTACGGCAAGAGCGAGCTACGCAAAGCTATCCCGCTGCAGAACGTCTACAACCGCACGCTTCACAGCATGGTTATGGCTTCCGAGTTCTCGGCGTTCAAAATTTCATGGTCCATCGGCCTTGAGATTGACAAATCTGGTATCACGCCTGGCGCAGTTATCAATTTGGTCGTCACGGATGCTGCCGGAAAAGTTGTAACAGACCTCACGTCCGAGCAGATCGAATTTCTCAAATCGGTCCGGGTTGGTGAGTTCGGCGCAACCGACATTTCCCAATACACGAACCAGCTTGCCGAGATCGTAAAGCACATGAGCCAGGCGACGCAGACGCCCATCTACGGCGTTACAGCGGAAGGCAATCTATCCGGAGAGGCTCTCAAGCAGTTGGAGATCGGGCTTATCGGCAAGATCAAGCGCTTCCAAAACGAGAACACAGCCGCAATCCGGCAGCTCTTCCAACTCTCAGCAGACATTCAGAACGCTTTCAGTTATCCGGGGCTCGAAGTGCAACCGCCGCCGTCTCTTGATGGTATCTCGATAAACTGGATGTCACCAGAAATAACCGACGTGGCTGCCACAATCACGAGCATTTTGGCTGTGCGCGAAAAAGCTCCCGGCCTGTTCGATGATGACTTCTTCAGGCAAAAGATCGGCGGGCTATGGGGCATGACGCAGGCGCAGATTGCGGCAGAGGGCGAGAAGGCCACGAACACACAGGCGCAGGCGTTCGATCAGATTACGGGGGCAGCAGGAAATAGGCCGGTGGTGGTATGATTAACAAAGTAAAGATTGGCGGGATTGTGTATGAGGTAAAACCGGAAGAACGGTTACAAGCCGATGATCGTACCGCTCTTATCGGACAGATTGACTACGAGTCGTCTGTGATAAAGTACGACCCGAAACTAAGCCAACAGCAAAGAATGCAGACGTTATGGCATGAGATTGTCCACGGAATCTTTCATCATAATGGCAGGGACGGTCAGTCAGAGGAACTCATTGATAGCACAGCCTATAGTATCGTCCAGGTATTGCGGGACAACCATGCTCTTATGGACGCGATAAAAGAACTTGATGAAGGAATGGAGGCGGTGAAATGATGAAAAACTGTCCGGTATGTGGAAATAACAATTGGCTAAACTCAGAGCCATATATATGTGATTGTGGAAATTGTGGAACAAGAATTCCGTATATCCACATAAACGATAGAGTTATGCAGTGGAACGACGTTGCCGACAAACTTCCAAAAGACGAAAGGATTTACAAGGTCAGATATAAAAATGGTGAATTCTCTGATGCCTATTATTCGCGAGAACATAAAACATGGGTGTATGTTTGTGATGATGGGTGGGAGAGTAAACTAAATCATGAAACGGTGAAGTTTTGGGAAGAAGATCATACTTGGGATGGTGAGGATGTAAATGCCTAACCCAACCATCTCCGATTACATCAACAACGCTCTGGACGCCGGCTACGCACGGGTGATGAATCCCGTCAACAAACAGATCGACGCGCTGACCAAAGCGCCAAACAGCCAATTACAGCGTGCGCTCAAAGCGTTGGAGGAAGAAGCCGACCGCCTGGAAGCTAACGGCAAGCCGATGAAGGCCGACAACCCAGTGCTGAAAGAGACGTTGCGCGTGATTGAGCAAACGTTCGCAACGGTGGCGACGCTCATCCAGGCGAACGACAACCAGATCGAAGCGTCCGGGGAAGTGATTGCGGTTCCTTCGGTTACAGCAAAGGTATTTCTTCCGCTGGCTGGTGAGATGATAAAGCAAGGCGTTGATCCTGTATCGGCGAAAGCGCTGACGTTTTATAGAGAACAGATCAAGAAGAGAGGAATAAAATGGCAGACGTAGAGATAAAAAGGAAAACACGCTGGCGTTTATCGCATTGTTTTAGTCAAAGTGATGATTTTGTATTGACTACAAATATGATCATAGAGCAAGAATTATCTTACAATAAATTCACTGGCGTTATTGAAATTAAGTGGAAACTGGATCATCCATCGCAAAAACTGATGAAACTAATCAAAGAAATCCGTTTGATTGAGCAGCAATATTACGATTATGACAGCGGAAATTTTCGTGGTTGCTGGATGTATGTAGTCAATGAAATAAAGTTCTCAAAATTTTTCAATTATGAATTGATAAAAATATATGCTGAAAGACGAAGCAATACCGGTAGTGTATTCAAAATGCCACCTCCTTACGAAAATGGTGGTTTTGATTATTCCGTGTATGATCCGTGGAATAGAGGAATAGAATAAAATGGCTTACAAATTGACCGATAAAGTGCCGACAAAAAGCGGGTACTATTGGGCGAAAATAAATGATGACGCTGAAATCGTCGAAGCTGATATAGAAAGGGATGAATGTTGGTGTTCCGGACAGGAGTTTCCATTTCCGATGAGTGTTTTTTCGCGTTGGTCTGAGCGCATCGAGGAACCAACCGATAAAGACGAGAAAACCAACAACGTTTTTCCTCCACAAATTCCAATCCACGTAGATGCTAAGATACCTCATGGGTCGATGGTGCGAGAAGGCCCGATGAACATTGTGAATGACTGCGATCTTGCAGAAATGAGACGGAAAGGATTGCTCAATGATCCTTTTATTAACACAAGACCATGACCAACTTCCCGCCTCCTGAACTCACGCAAGAAACCGTCAAAGCAACGACGTCTTACATCGACACCGCTGCCTGGATCGAGAAGCTATCCGCCTGGGGCAAAGGCTTTGCTGACGTCATTCGGGGAACGATCCTGGACTTGATCGGCAAAGGGGCCGGCCCGCGTGCGATAGCCGCCAAAGTGCGCCAATATGCGGAGGCTATGCCGAAGCACGCCGCTGAAACGCTCATGCGAACGTTGCAGAACAAGGCATATCAACGTGCGGCGCGTGAAACCGAGAAACTCAATGGCCGGTTTATTCGTGGGCGGATCCGAATTGCGACGCTGGATGATCGGACGTGTCTTACCTGCGTTGCCCTCAGTGGACAGAAATTGGAAGATGGCGAAGACATTGACGATCACTATCGCGGGCGCTGCAGCGTATTCTATCAGGTATTAGGCGGCCCGGACTTCCCGGCCCAGATGCAAGCCGACAGCACGCCGGGCAATCGCAAATTCGTACCGTTTCAAACCGGAGAGGAATGGTTTGCAAATTTATCTCCTGAACGCCAACAGCAGCAGGCGTCTTTCAAGGCCACCCCGGCGAAGTATAAAGCCTATCTTGACGGGCA